CTCGTAAAGGAGAGCGTGTAATGGATCCTGAATTCGGATCTATTATATGGGATTTGATTTACGAACCTTTAACACCGGATGTTAAGCAACAAATTTCTGCAGACATTGACAGAATTCTCGCATCTGATCCTAGGATCACTCCTACGCTAGTTAACATTATTCAACAAGATTACGGTTTTTATCTAGAAATTACGCTTGTTTATACTGGTACAGACTATAGCGACGGCATGATTTTAAATTTTGATAAAAGAGTCGGGCTAGCGGTTTAATAAACTACATAGATTATTTTTGCCATAAATACCTGATAACCAGGTTAACGATCTATGATACCTTCAACAAATTCTAAACTATTAGTCGCTGAAGATTGGAAAAAAGTATACCAATCTTTTAAAGATTCTGATTTTAAGTCATACGATTTTGAAACTCTTCGAAGGGTGATGATTTCCTATCTAAGAGAAAAATATCCTGAAGATTTTAACGACTATGTTGAATCTAGCGAATATATTGCACTAGTTGATCTTATTGCATACCTGGGTCAAAATTTAAGTTTTCGTGTTGATCTTAATGCACGAGAAAACTTTTTAGAAACGGCACAGCGTCGCGATAGTGTATTGCGTCTTGCACAACTAATAAACTATAATCCCAAGCGAAATGTTCCTGCTAACGGTCTTTTGAAATTAACATCTATTTCAACAACGGATAGTGTTTTTGATGCAAACGGTACTAATTTAGCAAATGCGGTTATCAGTTGGAATGATGTAGGAAACCTTAATTGGTACCAGCAGTTTGTTACTATCCTTAATAGTGCTATGCCGGGTAATGTTTCATTTGGCAGACCACAAGATCGAAAAGTAATTAACGGTGTTCCTACAGAGCAGTATGCTATTAATTCTGCTAACTCAGATATTCCTGTGTTTACCTTTACAAAAACAATAGGTGGTATTTCGATGCCTTTTGAAATTGTAGGATGTCAGTTTACAGGTAAAGAATACATTTATGAGGCAACACCAAAGCCCGGTAATCAATTTAATTTTGTATTTCAAAATGATGCTAAAGGCAGTGCTAGTCCGAATACTGGGTTTTTTGTTCACTTCCGTCAGGGAACAATTAATGTAACTGGCTTCAATAATGACAACCCAGTACCTAATGAAGTAATTGGTGTTGATGTTTCCGACATTAACAATTCTGATGTATGGTTATGGCAATTAGACAACAACGGAAATTATCTAAAAGAATGGAAGCGTGTAGATTCGTTAACAGGAAACAATGTTATCTATAATAGTGTAGGTTCAAGCGAAAGAAATATCTATGCTGTTACTTCAAGAGAAAATGATCAGATTGATTTAAATTTCGCTGATGGCGTATTTGGAAATCTTCCAAAAGGTCAGTTTAGATTATTTTATAGACAAAGTAATGGTTTAAGATATTCTATTAGGCCAGAACAAGTTAACGGTGTTCAGATACAAGTTCCTTATTATACTAAGCAAGGTCAATTGCAAACTCTAACAATGATTTTTAGTTTGCAGTACACCGTTAATAATAGTGAAGCTACAGAGTCTAACGAAAGTATTAAAGTTAAGGCACCTCAAGCATATTATACTCAAAATAGAATGATTACAGCAGAAGATTATAATATTGCTCCTTTAACTGCCGGTGCTGACATTGTTAAAGTAAAAAGTATTAATAGAATTTCTAGCGGAATTTCAAAATATTTTGAATTAAGTGATGTTAGCGGAAAGTATTCAAGCACAAACATCTTTGCAAATGATGGTATTTTGTATAAAGAGGAAACTGTTCCTACAGTTGATTTTACCTATTCGACAAAGAACGAAATTTATGCTTTTCTAATTAACGAGATTACTCCTATACTTGAATCAACAAGTATGAGAAATTTTTATTTAGATAAGTGGATACGACCTGCATTAGCAAATCCTACAGTAAGTTGGGTACAGGTTACTAAATCTACAAATCAGTCCACAGGTTATTTTGTTGATCAAAATAGTGGAACCCCAATGCAAACCGGTATATTTTCAAACAATAACTTGAGATACTTGCAACCAGGATGTCTGATAAAAATTGTTCCGCCTTCGGGGCAATATTTTCTTCCGAATGGAAATTTAACAACAGTCAATGATTCTACGACACGCTCTTTTAGATGGGTTAAATGTGCATTAGTAATTGGCGACGGATCTTATAACGGACAAGGTGCCCTACCAGACGGTACAGGTCCGATTATTTTAACACAAAATGTTCCATACGGTGTTGTTGCAGAAGAAGTTATTCCGGCATTTGATTCTGTGTTAAGCTACGCACTTCAAACTGATATTGTAAATTTTTGCACTTCAAAAAGAAATTTCGGATTGAGTTTCGCTGAAGATTCTAGAACATGGTATATTATTAACGATACTGATTTAGATTTGTCGAACCCGTTTTCTTTATTTTACCAAAAAGATGTTTCAAATTCTAATAAAGATTCAAGCTGGTTGTTTGCGTTTATTTGGACAGGACTTGGTTATCAGGTAAGATATAGAATTACTGATTATATTTTTGAAAGCGATAAAGAAACTGCTTTTTATTACGACACTGATACTAAAAATTACGACTTCTCTAAGAACACAGTTGTAAAAGATCAAATTAAAATTTTAGGAACAAATTTTTCTCCTGTAAATTACGGCACTGCTGAAATCGAATTGAGCGAAGTTAATATAAACGGTAGTGCAGTATCATTTGTCATTAAGAATAAAGGAATTGGATATGTATCAACTCCGCAGTTAAATGTTTCTGTTGGTGTTGGGGGAGAGTTTTATCCTGTATTAAAGAACGGTTCAATTGAAGCTGTAAAGGTTATTAATTCTGGAACAGGTTATAATACTGCAACATCAGTTGTTACTGTTTCTGCTTCTGATTCAGTTTATTCGACACTTCCTTTAGGACTAGATTACGGGTGGCAAATTGACGGTAATGTAGTCGAAGCAGACGGTTATATCGAACCTAAAAAAGTTAAAGTATCTTTTCTAGACGAATTTGATGATAGCCAAATTGAAAATCCAGATGCATTTATCGAGATAGTTGCACCGGATACACTAAGTCCTCAAACATCAAAGAAAGATAAGTTTGTGTTTTTCAAGAAATCTGCAGACAAACTAACTTATTCGGTAGTTAACGACGAGGAAATTTTATCTTATCCTACAGAACAAGATGTTCCGTTACTACATAAAGTTGACGGACAGTTATTTTATTTTTACGATAATAATATTAATGTTGTTAAGAGATACGACTCGGCTATTCCGACTGAATTTGTGTTAGAGCCAGATTATTTTGCTCGTTCTGGTAGAAAAGATCTTAAGTTCCACTATAAGCACAATAGTGGTGATGACCGTAGATTAGATCCTAGCAAAACTAACCTGATCGATGTTTACTTATTAACTAGAGATTACGACACACAATATAGAGCCTGGCTATCATCAGATAGTGGTATAGAACCTATGCCCCCGACAAGTTCTGAACTTGAGGAAAATTATACAGCGGCATTAGAACCTATAAAAGCAATTAGCGATCAGATTATCTACCAACCCGTTAAGTATAAGGTTCTGTTCGGTGATAAAGCGGTAAGAAATTTACAAGCTACCTTTAAAGCAGTTCGTAATCCTACACGCTCGACTACCGAAAATGAATTAAAAACAAAGATACTTGTAGCAATTGAAAACTTCTTTAATTTAGAAAATTGGGATTTCGGCCAAACATTCTATTTTAGTGAATTAGCTACATATGTTATGAATTCTCTAACACCCGATATTACCAATTTTATTTTAGTACCAAGGGCAGAAGTTCCGTTTGGAAGCCTTTATGAAATTGCTTGCCAATCTAACGAAATATTTGTTAACGGTGCTAGCATCGACGATATTGAAATTATTGATGCAATCACATCTAGTCAAATTAGAACAACCGCAACTATTATTAACAGCACACTAGGAGTATATTAATGGCTAACGAAGTTTCACAGGTATCAGATAGCAAAAAACCGCAAGGAAGAAAATCTGTAAATTTATTACCTGTACTTTTTAGAACCGATAAAAATTCAAAATTTTTAGCCGGAACTTTGGATCAACTTATTCAACCGCCTCAGTTAAAGAGAGTCGACGGTTGGGTTGGAAGTCGAATTACTCCTACATATAATCCAAAGACTGATTTTTATATTGATTCTAATTTAAAAACTAGACAAGATTATCAACTAGAACCTGCTCTCGTTGTTAGAAACGAATACGGTGAAACTGTTAAATCAACTGGCTACGACGATTTAATTAATCAATTGCAGTATGAAGGTGCTATTACTTCAAGATTGGACAGATTATTTGATCCTGAATTCTATTCATATGATCCCCACATTGACTGGGACAAGTTTATTAATTTTGAAAGTTACTATTGGTTACCTAATGGTCCTGAATCTATTGAGATCGGAAATAAACCTAAAGAAGTAACCAGCACATATAATATTACAGATACTGCTGACGGTAATTATTATGTCTTTAGTCCTGATGGATTAACGCCGATCCCCCAGCTTACTTTGTACAGAGGTGTTACTTATAAATTTAATATTCAGTCAGTAAATCCTTTATGGATTAAAACCGTTCGGATCAGCGGAACTGAAGGTGCATATCGTGTAACAGAAAATAACGGAATTAAAGAAGGCACAATAACATTAAAAATCGACGATACAACACCGCAGCGATTATTTTATGTTTCTGAAAACAACAATATTAACGGCGGCGAAATTGTAGTCAAGCGTCTTGAAGAAAATTCATCTATCGATGTTGAGACTGATATCGTTGGAAAAGTATTTTATACATCTGCAACCGGTGTTGAGTTTACTAACGGATTAAAAGTTAATTTTATCGGTAATGTTACTCCTGAGTATTATAGAGATAAACAATTTATTGTTGAAGGCGTTGGTAAATCTATTCGATTAATTGAATATAGATCTTTAGAAACTCCTGAAAGATTCGCTCCAATTTTTGATGAAAGATTTGATAATACATCTTTTGACGATTACGGGTTTGATCAATCAAACAACCAAGCTGAAACTCCGGAATATGTAACAATTAACAGAGCTAGCCACGATAGAAATCCGTGGAGCCGATATAATAGATGGTTCCATGAAGATGTTATTAAACTATCTTGTGAAAGAAATAATGTCCCTGTTCTGTTACCTGTTGAAAATAGAGCACGCAGACCTATTATTGAATTTGAGGCAGATCTTCAGTTATACAATTTTGGATCTTTTGCAAAGCCTAATGTTCAGTTTATCGACACAACTACTACTGATGTTTTTTCCGAAGTTGAAGGTTCTTTCGGATTCTATGTCGACGGAGAAGAACTAGGTCAAGGTGATCGTGTTATTTTTACAGCAGACACTGATAGTTTTGTAAACGGTAAGACCTATGTTGTTAACTTTGTTAACATTGAAGGTCGTTTTAGAATTAGCCTAGAAGAAGCAGTAGATCATCTACCAGTTATGGGTGATAATATTGTTGTTACAAAAGGTACCACCTATAAAGGGACCAATTGGTGGTATAACGGAAGCACCTGGATTTTCGGACAGCAAAAAACTGTACTCAATCAAGCACCGAGATTTGACATTTATGATAACAACGGCGTAAGCTATAGCGATCAATCAGTTTACGATACTAACTTTAATGGTTCTAAAGTGTTTGGATACGGTATCGGTACAGGTGGGAACGATCCTGTTTTAGGATTTCCGCTGAAATATAAAAACATGGCCAACCAGGCCTATTATTTGTTCGAAAACTACTTTGCAACCGAGCAAAGTATTATTACTGAAGGAGACTCAACATACGCTCTTGATGTTAATATCGGTTTCATGAGAAGAAACATTGAAAGAGAAGTTGTTTCATTTGTTAACATTTGGACAGATTCTTCTGATTACCGTATTCCAATTTTGCAATATAATGTAATTACCGAAGCTACTGATCAAGTTGAAGTAACTGCTATCGAAAATCCCGGATATCAATCATTAGAATTTGATGTATTTGTAAATGATGATAAGAAAGTATTAGTAGATGAATATACATTGTTTGCTCAAGGTCGCAAATATTTTGTAGTTTTTAATACTACATTGTCTGCAGGTGACCGAGTTCTGCTAAGAATCAAATCAAATGCGTTACCGAGTACAACGGGTTATTATGAAACCTCACCTGGATTTACTAACAATCCTCTGAACGGTCTAATTAAAGAATTTACTTTATCAGACTTGTCTGATCATGTAAAAACAATGATAGATAGGCATCCGAATTTTTCAGGAGTATATCCCGGTGTTAGTAATATGCGAGATCTTCCTAACTTATCGATTTACGGAACTCGCATTGTTTCTAATAAAAATCCATTAGCGTTTGCTTCCTATTTTATTGCTAATGACGAATTTAATATTGTATCTGCTACAAGATCTGTAGCACAGCATTATAATCAATTTAAATTAAGTTTGCTAGATCAGATTTCTAAAATTGGTGGAACTTATACCCCTAGACGGGCGTTAGATATAGCTTTATACAATATCAATGTTAATAAAGATGTTTCGTTCCCTTATGCAATGAGCGATATGATTTCGTATGGAACTGATGCAGTAACAAGAAATTATCCTGTTACTGATAGTAGAAATACAGTTTATTCTTTAATCAGTAATTTTAATTTAACAAGTTTATCTCATAGATCGGTTATTGTATATCATACAGATACTACTGGTGTTGTAACACAATTAGTGCATGGTATTGATTATGAATTTGATCTGTATGATTCTTCTGTTCATATTAAGCGTCCGTTAACAAAGGGCGATAATATCACTATTGATGATTATACAAGTACTAGCGGCTGTTATGTTCCTCCGACACCGACGAAGTTAGGATTATATCCAAAATTTGAACCGAAAATTTATTTCGACGACAGTTATGCTGGAGAACCTAAAAAAGTTATTCAAGGGCATGACGGCAGTATTATGTTGGCCTATAACGACTATCGTGACGATATCATTTTAGAATTTGAACGCAGAGTTTATAATAATATCAAGGTAAATTACAACCCAGAATTATTTGATATTAACAAGGTTTTACCGGGGGCGTTTAGACAAAATGAATACTCTCCAGCCGAGATTAATAACATTTTATCTAAAGAATTTCTCAAATGGGATGCGTTCTACGGGTTTAATTATACTCTAAACGATACAGTATCTCAAGATCCTAAGACATGGAATTATCGTACCGGTAAAGAATTAGTAACTAAATTGCCATTACCGGGCGGTTGGAGGGGTGTTTACAAATATTTCTTTGATACAGATCGCCCTCACACACACCCCTGGGAAATGTTAGGCTTTAGTTTAAAACCAGAATGGTGGGAAGATGCTTACGGTCCGGCTCCTTATACTCGCGGGAATTTAATTCTATGGCAAGATCTTGAAGCCGGTATTATTAGAGATCCTCGTGGAATTTCTACAAACTTATTATATGCTAGACCCGGTCTTTTAAAAATTCTTCCGGTCGGCGACAACGGTGAATTACTGATGCCGGCACAGGCCAATATAGCTACAGGTATGAGCTATAATGATACCACTGCATCGTGGCAGTTCGGTGACATCGGTCCTGTCGAAAACGCATGGAGAAGAAGTAGCTTTTGGCCATTTGCTGTGCAAATTTTGTTAGCATTAACTAAGCCGGCATCTTATGCTTCGTTAATGTTTGATACTAGCCGTATGCATAAAAATCTGGCAGGTCAATACGGATACGGAGACAATAAAGAATTTCCTAGTTTTGACATTTTAAAAATTTATCAAGACGATAACATATTGGCTGCTGGATACAGTGTATTTCTGATCGAAGCAGGACGCCAGAGAAATCGAAATTACATCAGCAAAATGAAACAAGAGATAGGATCAATTACCTCTAAGTTGTCTCATAAAGTTGGCGGATTTATTAGCAAAGACAAATTTAAGATCACAATTGATTCTGTAAGTCCTACTAGTGCTAGCACTGGTGTGACTTTGTCTAACGAAGATTACGAAATATTTTTAGATAAAAGCAGCCCTGTTAAGAGTCTAGGTGTTAGCGGAGTTATCGTTCAAAAAACAGAAAAAGGATACTCAATAAGAGGGTATGATGTTACTAATCCTTATTTTACTTGTTTAATGCCTATCTTCAGTAGTACTGACCCTGCTATAACAATTGGCGGAAAATCCGAACCTTTTGTAGAATGGACTCCGTCAATAGGAAATCCAATGGGGGGTCTTGATGTTACTTCTGTTTCAACAAATAGCGGATTTAGATTCTATAGACAAGGTCAAGTAGTAAAATATTTAGAAAGATACTATAGAGTTAAAGTAGGTCATAATTCTGGATCAGAATTTGAAGCAGATAAGTTTCAGCCCTTACCTTCCTTACCTGTAGTTGGTGGTATTTCTGTTCGTTTACCTAAGAGATATGAAACTGTCTCTATTCAGGTGCCTTACGGTTCAGAGTATGAAAAAATTGAAGATGTTTATGCTGTGTTACTAGGTTATGGTAAATGGTTAGAAAAGGAAGGTGTAGTATTTGAAATCTTTAATTCTCAATTAGGGGAAATTGCTGATTGGAACCTATCGGCGAAAGAAATGATTTTCTGGTCAACACAAAAATGGGCAGTAGGTAGTGTCATAACACTAAGTCCGTTTGCTGATAGTTTAACATTTAAAAATGATGCAGCAGTAGTTGATGATGTCACAAATATTTTTTACGAATATAGTGTGCTTAAAGCAGACGGTAATGTACTGTCGAATAAAAATATTTCTGTAGTTCGAGACGAAAATATTTTTAATATTAAGACATCTAACACAACTGACGGAATTTATTTTATTAGACTGAATCTTGTACAAAAAGAACACACACTAATCTTAAACAACTATACATTGTTTAAAGATGTAATTTACGACATTGAAACAGGTTATAGACAGAGAAGAATTAAGTTGTCGGGATTTGTAACTGATAATTGGAACGGAGATATTTTTAGTCCGGGATTCGTCTACGATGAAGCAATTATTTCTCCATGGCAACAATATAAAGATTATTCAATTGGAGATGTTGTTCGATATTCCGGAAATTATTACTCTGCGGTAACACAGATTGCAGGATCTGAAAAATTTGATTTTAATCAATGGACGGTATTAGGAGAAAAACCAGTCGCACAATTGTTGCCTAACTTTGATTATAAGATAGGGCAGTTTGAAGATTTTTATAGTCTCGACATTGATAACTTTGATAGCTCTCAGCAGGCACTTGCACAACATTTAATTGGGTATTCTCCTCGTACATACCTTGACAATGTGTTTGTTAATCCTACATCACAATATAAATTTTATCAAGGGTTTATCAAAGAAAAAGGAACTAGAAATACTGTTAGTAAGTTAGGTAAAGCAAGTATCATTTCTCAAGGTAGCTATATTGACTATTTTGAGAATTGGGCACTCAGAGTTGGCGAGTTCGGTGCTTATGCAACAGATAATACTTTAGAGATTGTTCTTGATGAGTTAGAGTTTAAAGAAAATCCTCAAATTGTTAAATTTGTTCAAACTAAGCCTATTACAACTAGTGATTTTATTGCTTACATTGAACCTCAAGAAATTGAAATTAAACCTGAAGGATTTAATAATGCCCCGTTCGTCACTGACGACAGTATCATTGAAGATACTAGTACTATTCTGCCTTATGCAGGGTATGTTAGATTAGATGATATTACGGCAACTGCGTATAATAGAAATAGTCTCCTGGATATTGCCAATAATCGTGCAATAAAAGACGGAGATACAATTTGGGTTGGTTTTGAAGATAACGGAGATTGGGGAGTATATCGATATACTCGTTTATCTAGTAACATTATTAATGTTGAAATTGATGCACCGGGAGAATCTTTATTATTAACTACAAATGTTCACCACGGGTTATCAGTTGGAGATCTAATTAGTATATCTCAATTTGATTCAGCTATTGATAGCATTTATGCTGTTCGTTCAGTTGAAAATTTAACTCAATTTACAGTAGCATCGACTCAGGTTAATTTGACTGTACCATTTACGCCAGGCATCGGTCTATTGTTTAAATTTGTTAGCTCACGATTTGAAACTTTCGATGATCTAGCATCGTTAGAGACTATTGGTAAATTTACCGATGGAGAAAAAGTCTGGATTGATAATCACAATAATAAATGGGCAGTCTTCAGTAAAAATAAAAATTTCGAAGTTTGGACTAGAAATTCTCCACCAAGTGATTACTCTCTAAATGTTAATCAGCGTTACGGCTATACAGTTGAATCTGATCCTAACGGTTTAAGATTGTTGGCGAGTGCTCCTAATTTCTTTTCAAGTGTATCTAGTACCTATGGAAAAGTCTATACATACAGAAAATCAGGTAAAGGTTTGAATAATTTAACTTTTACTGGTAGCTTTGGTCCTGACAGATCATCTGCCGAAAAGTATTTTTCTAGTAATATAAATTCTAATTTTGGTGCATCTTTATGTTATGACATTGATACAGGATTTTCCTTTGCCGGCGCACCGCTTGCAAGCTATGTTAAATCTTATGAAGAAGGTGTCGGGACATTTAGCCCTATTAATGTCGACGGCGCTCCTTCTGCATTAATTAATGAAGGATTCGTAAGAGCAGTAAACATTAATTTTGAGTTAGGATTATTATTATCTGAATTTGGTATTGCTAGCCCTGAACCCCAAGCTGATGCAAACTTTGGACATGATTTATTTTTAGGAAATATATCTGCTGAATCTAAAATGTTGTTTGTATCAAGTCCGGGTCAGGATGTTGGTTCCGGGGCAGTGTTTGGTATTGGGTTAGATGTTGTTGCTACTAATACTAACAGATTAGAAATTGTAGATTTTCTAAGATTAGATTCTCCGACAGATATTTCTGGAAGTAGATTCGGCCATAGTATTTCCGGTGATCAATCAGGAAAAGTTATTGCCGTAGCTGCGCCCGAATACGGTGCTCAAGAAGGTGCTGTGTTTGTTTATAGAACTACAAATTACTCTACATATCCTTTAGCACAAACTATTACCCTATCTTCTTTATTCGGAGCAGTAAGACAAGGGGATAAATTTGCATCTCGTGTTACTATGACACCTGACGGTCGGTATATGTTTATATCTGCACCTAAATCGTCAAGTAGCTCTTCTAGAGTTGGAAAAATTGTTGTAATGAAACTAGATGATAGTCAGATTTATCGCCTGAATCAAATTATAGAAAATCCTTATGCCGACAAGGGTTATGATTTTGGAACTAATGTTGAAATTTCTCCCGACGGTACAACTGTTGTAATCTCTAGTTTAGGGTCAAGTTATAAGCCGTATCTGACATTTGACACTTATAGCTCTCAGAAAACTGGTGTAGAAAAATATGTATTAGATCCAGATAGTCTTGCAAGACCTTCTGCAACAACATTTGATTCCGGCACATCTAAATTTTATTCAACCGTAAAAAATTCTGGAGCAGTATTTTCCTTTATTCGTATTAACGATCAATATGTATTTGCTGAAGAACTGTTTAGCAATCAAATAAATTCTGATCAAGTTTACGGTAGAAGTATTTCAATTAATAATTCTGGAATCCTAGTCGGAGCACCTGGTCAGATCGCACAAAGCGAGCAGGCAGGAAAAGTTTATTTTTACGATTCAGTTAGTGACAACTTGAGCAGTTGGAAGTTGTTAAGACAACAAGAACCTTTAGTTAACATTAATAGAATTAAATCTGTTAAAACTGTTAACTCGGAAGAAGAATCTGTTCTTGATTACATTGAAATAATTGACCCATTCAAAGGTAAAATTTCTGGATTTGCAGATCAAGAATTAAGGTATCGTTCCTTGTTTGATCCTGCTGTCTATTCGATTGGTATTACAGGCGTTGTAACAGATACTAATTCCAACTGGCTTGACGATCATGTAGGTGAACTATGGTGGGATTTAAGTTCTTTAAAATATACCTGGTATGAACAAGGTGATGCAGAATTTAGAAAGAATAATTGGAATACCATGTTCCCCGGATCAATGGTCGATGTTTATGAATGGGTTAGAACTCCCTTCTTGCCAAGTCAGTGGAGTACTATTGCTGATACTAATGAGGGACTAGCACAAGGAATTAGTGGACAACCTAAGTTTCCTGATAACTCTGTAATTTCTGTGAAACAAGTTTGGGACCCCGTTTCTAATACATTTAGTAATGTCTACTATTATTGGGTTAAGAACAAGGTAACTATTCCCGAAGGAACAGAAAGAAAAATCAGTGCATATGATGTAGCTACATTAATTGCCGACCCGAAAGGACAAGGAATCAAATATGTTAGCTTCTTGTCGAGCGATTCGTTAATGCTAGTTAATATGCTACCTAATGTAGTAGGTAGAAAAATTAATTTGTCAGTTGATATCGATATTGCAGAGTCAGAAAGAAACAAACACACCGAGTGGTTATTAGTACAAGAAGGAAATGAAGCCAGCATTCCTAGCAAAAAACTCGTTAATATAATGAGAGACAGTTTGTTAGGACGAGATAAAATTGGTAATCCTGTACCCGATCCTATGTTACCGGGCAGAACAAAGTATGGCGTAGGGCTAAGACCTAAACAATCAATGTTTAAAGATAGAATTAGTGTGTTGCGTGTCCTTGTTGAGTATGCTAATTACATCTTGAAACAATATAATATTGTTGATTTAGTTAATTTTGATCGGTTACTCGATAAAGACGAGATACCTAATAGTCTATTAGGTCAATACGACATTATTGTTGAAGATCTACTCGAAAGAGATGAAACAATTGTAACACGAAATCTCAAGTTAGCTAAACTATCTTGCGAAGTATCTAACGGTAGAATTGTATCAGTTAATATAGATGAGAGAGGATTCGGATACGGTAGACTAGATGCAAAGCTAGTTGAATCTGATGAGACATCATCAACCTGGGTTGGACCTGTTGTAGAAATTAACGGTAACGGATCCGGTGCTGTGATTGCAACAGAAGTTAACATTGTAGGTGAGGTTGTTAAGGCTACTATTGTTAATTCCGGTAGTGGATACATCGAAGCACCCTCATTGCGTGTGCGACCATATACTGTAATTGTACGCCTAGACGAATCTGTTAATAATCGTTGGAGCGAATACCAATGGGATTATCAAAATAGACAGTATGTAAGAATGTATACACAGAATTACAATACTGGTCTTTATTGGCAGTATATTGATTGGGTTGATCCGTCATATAATGATGCTCAGGAGATACTTGCTACAATTGATTCACCATATCAACTTTCTGTGTTAACGGAAGTACCGGCAGGAAATTACATTAAAATTAGAAATGCAGGTGATGGCCGATTCATCATCCTAAGAAAAGTTTCTGACACTCAATCTTCTGGCAATTATAATACTGATTATGATTTGATATACCAGGAAAAAGGCACAATTCAATTCTTAGATTCATTATGGAATTATAATGAATCGGTTTATGGATTCGACCAGGAATCAGGCTGGGATCAAACTTTGTTTGACCAAACACCAGTAATTGAATTAGAAAATATAATTGATGCGTTGTTTGAAGATATTTTTGTAAATTATTTAAAAGTATATTACAACAAGTTGTTCTTTAAACTGGTCAAATATGCGTTAACCGAACAAAAACAGTTAGACTGGGCATTTAAAACCTCTCTTATCGATGTTATAAATTATGCAGGATCGTTGGATCAGAGACCGGTTTATAAATTAAATGTAGAAAGTTATTACTTAGATTACATCAACGAAACTAAGCCCTATCATACTAAAGTTCGTAATTTTGCTGTAAATTACACAGCGACAGATGTGACCAATTATGTAATTACTGACTTCGATCTTCCGAGTGTATATGATACTAATCTCAAGCAATTTACACCTGTAACATTCGGAAATTCGTTACTAAATCAGTACCCGTGGAAATCATGGCTCGACAATTATACCTATCATGTAGACAGCATTATTGTTCACGATGGCGGTGATGGATACGAAGAACCCCCAATTGTAGAAATCATTCCTCAGGTAGGGGATACTGGGTCCGGTGCAAAAGCAGAAGCCTATATTGCATTAGGTAAAGTAACTATGATTGTGGTAACCGATCCTGGATCTGGATATACTGTTACTCCTAAAGTTAATTTAATTGGCGGTGGACCTACAACACTTACTCCGGCGACTGTTTCTATTAGAATGGATAACGGAAAAGTTAGATCCAGTATCATTACTATGAAATTTGATCGTGTTTCCGGATACGATGAAGTAGTTGACACTGTTGCTACAGACACATTTACCGCCAGCGGAACAGACACTGAATTTAAACTTACATGGGCACCAAATCCAGACAAATCACTAATTGAAGTTCGAGTTAACGGCATCAGAGTTTTATCTGGTGATTATTCGATAGCTCAATATTCTGAAAAATATAGAGGATATACAAAGAAATACGGCAAATTAGTATTATCAGATGTACCAGCAAAAGGTTCTGAAATTACAATTACCTATCAAAAAGACGATGCGCTGTATCATGCAACGGATCGTATTAGAAATTTCTATGCACCGACTGATGGTATGCCGGGCAATACTGCTACACTTCTAATGAATGGTCTTGAATACCCGGGCGTTACTTTAGATACATTGCCCTTTGAAATATCAAAGGGCTGGGATACAATGCCGTTTAACGATCACAATTGGGACGATTATATCCCAGAAGAAGGATTATATTCTATTAGAGGACCGGTTGTTACAGCAGATCCTATAGCGGCAAATTCTGTCGGTACCGCTACTACTGTATATTTTAGTTTAGAACAGGACCCGACTATTAGTTCTGTTAAGGTTGGTGCAACTGCAACTATTTCTGCTACGGTTTACACAGTTGTTTCGTCTGCTGTAGATACCAATAACTACAGTCGTTGGGAATTACGATTCGATCCCGCAGTACCTGTAACAATTGGACAATCGTTGACAGTAGTTAATACGAGCGGATCTCTATATTCCTTGCCATATGTGCCCGAAGTAGGGCAATTGATTAATGTCTATATTAATTCCAATAGAATCGACGACATTAATTACGGAACAACCGGAACTATAATAAATCAAAATGCCACAATATCTACTATTGTAGGTGACGGCTATACAAATACTTTTGACATTGGACAGCTAGTCAACTCGACAGATATTGTTAATTTTAGACAAGTCGATAGCGACGGTGCTTTACCAATTATTGATCCTGATTTTGACACATATGTATCCGGTGGTGGTTATTATGTTAATACTGGCGGTAGATTAGAATTAACTCGATCCGATGACCTTGAAGATATCAATGTTGATGGTGATGGTTTTGTTACTACGACTAACAGTTACGGCCCTGAAGAGAATGTACCAGGTAGAGTATCTGACACCCTTGGTATTAATGTATTCACTTATCCAGAAAGCGGTGCAGGATTAGTTGTAAACAAAAAATATTACAGAGATCCATTTAATAACACATATTCTATAGGGTATACTCCCCCGAGTGTTAATTCAGTTGAAGTAATAATGGGCGGTCGATTACTAACTTACGGTGTTGATTATACTGTTAATGTTGCTAATCAAACAATTACTTTATTAGGAGATCCGTTACTCGAATTAACAGGACCTTATTTTAGTTCTCAAGATGCATTACCTAGAAAAGAAAATATCTTAAATCCGATTGCTTCTACAGCAGGTGATGATACTTATACTGGGCCGTACGATCTGGGATTCGAATGGAACATGTTTGGAACTCTTTACAACCAAGTTTATGTCGGTACTAATGGATACTTAACATTTGGCGGCGGTGATGCAGAGTGGACTCCGTTGCGTTTAGGGCAATTAGATCATCCTGCTATCTATATTGAATATTGCGATCTATGGCAAGACTATGGATCCGGGGATACTCCATTAGAAACTGGCGAAACTCCTGGCCTATTTTTAAGCAATGGAACTATTGGAGAATTTACTTACTGGAGATTGCGGTTCCAGGGATCTCATTATAATAGAAGAAATGATGAGCCTACTGTTCCTGCATATCAATACGAAGTTACTTTATATAGTGACGGAACGAACCAGTATATTGAAATGGTATATGAAAACACATGGAGATCAACTAACTTTAACGGTGATGAAGGATTTATTACAGGTGTTGCGCTAGCAAGATCTGGAAGTGTATTAGGATCTGGAGTTCAAGTTGATTGGACACAGATTCAAAATAATACCAGTCATGTGTTTTATAGTACATCTGGCGGAGGAAATTGGCAGTATGCAGGCCGTGGTAGCTTTGACCCATTTAGGGAACAAGATCCTATTCCTGAACTAATTTCTATCACTGTAACAGATGTAGGAGGCAAGAATTTACTTGCAGGTGTAGGTGATGTTACTGTTTCATGGCAAAAACTTAATAATTTCGAGTTTGCACCGTTATTTGCAGAAGTGAAGAGTGCATATATTACAGTTAACGGAATTAAGAGAACTGATTATATACTAACTGGAACTAATGCAACCGGTACCGGCGGCCGAGTTAATGTTCGTTTTAATAATAACTTAAATGTCGGTGATCGATTGCAAGTTAGATTATATGCAGCAGAAGATAAAGCCTACAGTGAAATTAACGAGCAGGTATTCGGCGCAATGACCGGTGAAACTACTTTTGTTTTAGAAATTCCTCCCGGTAACATTGCACCTTTACATAATCAAGTTATTGTAGAACAAGATGGTTATAGATTAATGCCTCCCGATACTTCTTATTATGTAGTTGAAGGAGATAATAGAAGATTTAGTCTAGATAATCGATATGATTACCCTCAAGGTCGTCCAGACATGGCGTCGGTTGAGGTGTATGTGAACGGTGTTTATCGCAAATTTAATAGATCGTTAAGACTATTACAAGACGAAAACGCTATTCAATTTAGCAAATCTTCAGTAACTGATGGTGATGTAATTGCGATTTCGACACTGATTGGTAACGATTACATTATTTCTGGTACAAATCTAATATTGTCTAGTCCAGTGAACACTATAGGAACAAGCACAATTAAGGTTACAACATTTACTAATCATGATGGACTATTGCTTAGAAGGGAGCGTTTCCCAGGAACGCCTACTAGAATGTTTAGACTAAGCAGAATTGTTGCAGACAATAATTATGTTTGGGTAGAGTTAAATGGTAAACCGCTAGTCCGAGACATTGATTATAGATTGTCAGGGGATAAGTCTACAGTTATTTTTAAAGAATCTTATAATTTAACTTCGGAAGATACCGTGGTTATCATGAGTGTTGCAAACCAATTAGCAGACAAGTTAGCAGGTTATCGAATTTTCTACGATAACTTAGGAAGAACTCACTACAAGAGATTAAGTTTTGCGCATACAACTCAGTTAACTGCGGATTTATTACCGACTGATACCAGTATTACAGTTGAAGATGCAAGTGTCTTAACCCCTCCAAATTTGGAAAGATATAGACCGGGAGTCATCTTACTTAACGGAGAAAGAATTGAGTTCTTCAAAGTTGAGGGAAATAAACTAAGCGCATTAAGAAGAGGTACCTTAGGTACAGGTGTTAAAGCATTGCATAAAGAAGGAACTTATGTAATTGATCAAAGTGCAGGTCAAAACATTGTTGTTACTGAAAACAACGAGGTTGAACGCTTTGTAATTAATGGAGATACATATCCTTCAACTTCAACTTGGGTCCTACCAACTATACAGTTTAATTCTAGTGCAACAAATGTCTACGACGAAATTGAAGTTTACTATCGTGGAAGATTACTAAGAAAACCAGACGAAATTTATACAGCTACAGATACAACAATAGCTTACGATTCGTTTGAAATAAGCAGTTCTGGTGATTCCAGTAACATTGCCTTAGAGCCAGAATTTACTGTAAATACAGCGTCTAATACATTGATTTTAGGCTTTACTCCTTTAATTGGCTCCGAAATTAAAGTTAAAAGAAAGTCTGTCGATGAGATCGGAATTGAGTTTGCAGATTTGCATAATAGCAGTGCTGCAACCGCTAAATTCTTGCTTGAAAGCCCATCTTTTGTGATGAATAAATATTACTATGGTCAAATCGACATAGTGGATCAATATCTCACAATTGAGGATGGTGATACATTAGATAGCGAAAATGGAGATCCGTTAATAGGTTCATAATATGGCAAAAATATCACAATTACCGTCGTTAACTACAGTTACAAACCAAACATTATTTGCGGTTGTTTCTTCCGGTACAAGTTTTAAAGTTGCATTTGAAGATTTTAGATTGCAGATTCAGCAATCTGCACAAGGCGCAACCGGCCCTCAAGGTACAGTTGGCGCCACCGGAGCAGGTGCCACTGGTGCTACTGGGTTACAGGGAGCTACAGGCGAGACTGGTGCAACGGGGTTAAGTGGTATTAATGGTGTTGACGGTGATCTCGGAGCTACAGGTGCTACCGGTCCAGAAGGCCCTGTTGGTGCCACAGGTGCTGGTGCCACTGGTTCAACCGGCCCTCAAGGGTTTCAGGGATCTACAGGTCCTCAGGGAGAAACAGGCTCAACAGGCCCACAGGGACCTGTAGGTGCTACTGGTGAGCAGGGATCTACAGGTCCTCAGGGTCCTATTGGTGCTACAGGCGAACAGGGACCCGAAGGCCCGCAGGGACCGATAGGGGCTCAGGGATATCAAGGTGCAACTGGTGCAGAAGGCCCAGAAGGCGCAACAGGACCTACCGGTGCTACTGGTCCTAAAGGCGATCAAGGCGATCCGGGCGGTGCAACAGGTCCCCGGGGAAGTACAGGTGCTACCGGCCCTGCTGGATCCAATGGTCAAAACGGCGAACCTGGTGCTACAGGTGCTACAGGTCCTCGAGGTGCAACAGGTGCTCAGGGACCTCAAGGTGCTACCGGCGAACCTGGAACTTTTGGCGGTATCACCGCAGAATACATTTATTCAACTAACAACGAAGATACCGATCCCGGAACAGGTCGTGTAAAATTTGATAATGACATCTTGCCCGAAGCAACAGAAATGTATATTGATTATCAAAACGCATCGGGAATAGATCTACAAAATTATTTAAAGACTATCGATGACAGCACAAATCCCTTAAAAGGTCATTTTAGAATAGGCAATAAATCGAACTTAACAGATTTTAGTATCTTTACTATTACTAGTCTTGAAGATATGGTTGGCTATTTTAAAGTAGTTTGTACATATATCAGTGGATCAGTAAGATACGATGATCAAGAAGAAGTTATATTAACATTTGCTAGAACCGGAGATATGGGCCCTTCCGGTGCTACTGGTCCTTCCGGTGCTACTGGCCCAACTGGCGCAACTGGAGCACAAGGTGCTACTGGTCCTGCAGGACCGACTGGCGCAACTGGCCCGAAAGGTGATACTGGAGATATAGGCGCTACTGGTGCTACCGGACCGAAAGGTGATCAAGGCGATCCAGGCGGTGCAACCGGACCGCAAGGAAGTACTGGTGCTACAGGCCCAACTGGTGCTACAGGCCCAACTGGTGCTACAGGCCCAACTGGTGCTACAGGTGTAGGTGCAACTGGTGCAACTGGATTTTTAGGAATCGAATGGCAAATAACAAATAACGGAACTACAAATTATGTATTCAGCGGTCCGGGAATATATACCGGTAATACAGAAGATCCAGTACTATATCTCTATAGGGGATTTACCTATAGATTCGTAAACAATTCTGGTGCAGCAAGGCCTTTTGCAATCAGAGTAAGCAACGGTGGTGCAGCATATACCACAGGAGTATCAGGCGATCAAGCAGGAACTCAGACATTTGTGGTACCGATGAATGCACCAGCTACATTGTATTATCAATGTACACTTTATTCCGGAATGGGTAACACAATTAACATAATTTAATAATGGATAAGTATGATGAACATGCAAGAACAAAATAATACTCAGCTTCCAACAAAGGCACCCGATGAAATGGGTTCTATTGACCTTCAAGGTCACATTAGAATCTTTGATCCGGAAACCGACGAAGTGTTTGTGGAGAAAAGAGCATGATTACATCATTACCTATTTCCGTTGAAGGATTTTTAAAAATTTACGATCCTATCAGTAAAGAAGTGTTTGTAGATAAACATAATGCTATTCATTATGAAAATTTTAGTTTAGCTATTGTAAACAGTTTAGGAAATCAAACATACGGCTGGGTTACAAAAATGGCGTTCGGTAATGGAGGCAGTCGTGTTGACCCTACCGGTATTATTACCTATCTAACACCGAACACTGTTGGACAAAATGCAACTCTTTACAATAAGACATACGAAAAATCAGTTGATGCTCAAAGTGCTGCAAATTTAGATCCGACCAGAAACTTTATGGAAACAAGACACCTAATTGGTGCAACCTATAGCGATCTATTAGTTAGTTGTTTACTCGACTTTGGAGAACCTAGAGGTCAACTTGCGTTTGATAATAGCAGCGATTTAGACGGACAATATGTATTCGACGAGCTCGGTCTTGTTGGTAATGATTCGAGCGGTAACGAACTTCTTCTAACTCATGTTATTTTTCATCCCGTTCAGAAAAGTTTAAACAGAATGATTCAAATCGATTATACTGTACGGGTTCAAAGTATTAGTGGGGTAGGAGCATAATATGTCATATAAGGTGTTCTTTTCTGATCCTACAAAATTTAGCAGTTATCTCATTATTGAAGACAATGAAATTGACTCGAGGCAGACAAGTCTATCGTTTGTAGGTAAAAATGCGTCAGGATACGCACAAGCGATCTCTACAAATTTTTTACACTTATTAGAAAATCATGCCAGCGGTGATCCACCAAATAATCCCATTGAAGGGCAGCTTTGGTTTGATACTTCTGATGCAACTAATAAGAAGTTAAGAATTAACGACAGTACAGCCGGTGGAGCTAATTGGAAACCTATTAACGGTGTTTACCAACAAGACGATGCTCCTGCAGGAGCGAGCACCGGTGACATTTGGGTCGATACTGCTAGGGCACAATTATTTTTAACCCTTGATGGTGCAAATTGGACCTTAGTAGGTCCTAATTATAGTAGTACGCTTAAAACAGGTAGCTATCCGGAACAAATTAAAGATATTTTTGGTAACAATAAGAATGTTATTAAGAATTACATTGACGATGAAGTCGTTGAAATTATCAGTGCTGAATCTTTTACACCACAACAAAAAATAAATGGATTTGATAATATTGGTGCCGGCCTAAATCTTAACAATGAAAACGGTGCACGATTAAATGCTACAGCATATGCAGCACAGAACATTCAAGTTACTGCTCCTATCCGTGCAATCGTAAGTGCAAATTCATTAGTAAGGAGCGATATTGATAATTCAATCACCGGTGTAATAAATTTTAAGAACGGATTGACACTAGGCATCGATCCGACTTTCAGATTAATTAAAGACGGAATTCGCGACAATATGTTAGTGAATTCAGTAGAAGGTGGTAGATTTAGATTTAGAACTTTAAACAACACTGGTTTATTTGATGATGTTCTAGTTGTTTCCGGTGACGGTAAGAGAGTTGGGGTTAATATTCTTAATCCTACAACAGAGTTTGATGTTAACGGATCTGGAAGATTTACTGGATTATTAACTGTTGCTTCTTCTGCAACTAACGCATTTACTGTTGAGGGTGCAGCATGGATTAAGAAATCATTAACTGTAAGCACAACTTCGACATTTGGTAGTACTTCTACTTTCCAAAGCCTAATACAAATAGGAACTTCAACCGATTCGGTCTTGTTAAATCCGAAAGAAGTTGTAAAGCCTCTTGCACATAGAAAATATACAATCGGTAGCACATCCTCGGCATTTGCAGAAGTACATTCATCTAAGTTTATCGGAAATCTAGAGGGAACATCAACATATGCTTCTAGATTAGTTAGTTCTCCTCTTATTACAATTGCTGGAGATGTAACATCACCGGGTATTAATTTTAACGGAGACGGAACTACATCGACATTCTCTACAGTGCTTAATTCAGGAGCAGTTAATAATAAACCCCCGATGTCATCTGTTTCTTTCGACGATAAAATTTTAGTTGCAGTAGGTACTCAAAATTATGAAAAAGTTCCTGCAACCGGAGGGTCCGGTAACAATGCAGACTTTAATGTTTATAGAGGAGACGGGTACTATCAAGTTGAATATGTTCCAGGAGTTAACAATTCCGGAACTGCCTACATTGTAAACGATAATATTACTTTACCAGGCAATTTGCTAGGTGGACAAACTCCTACAAATGATATTAGAATTCAGGTAACTGGTGTTAATTCGTTAGGGAACATTGTAAACTGGACTACTTCTTCTGGTACTGCAATTTCTGGATTGAACCGTGCTACCAAAGAAAAGTTCTTGTCTGGTGTTATAGAGAATTTAGTACCTACTGGAGCAATGTTACCATACGCAGGTCTAACACCACCTACAGGTTGGTTATTGTGCGACGGTTCGATTATCAGTAATAGCGACTATCCTAAATTATTTGCAGCAATAGGTTACACTTACGGAAAATCTTTAGTAGCAGGACAATTTAAATTACCAGATTTAAGGGGTAGAATGGCTATTGGGTTTGACGATATGTCAAACGGATTCTTTAGTAGTCCAGGAGTTGCTAATAGAGTTCCGGGAGCTAATAAACCTACAGTTGCACAAGCTAACACAGGCAGCGGATCAGTTTCCGGAGGAAATTATCTTGGTGAACCGACAGCGACCGGAGGTACCGGCAGTACCGGTACAGGTGTAGTAACTAACTTCATGAATCCGTATTTGGCCATAAATTATATTATCAAGGTTTAATCAAAATGTCATACACTATTAAATTTACAAACGGAAGAACATTAGCAGTCATAGCAGATCAAAGTTATGACCAAATTTCTACAAGTTTGACCTTGATAGGTAAAAACTTAAACAATTACGGTCAATACATTAATGAGAACTTCATAGGGCTTCTTGAAAATTTTGCTTATCCAATTGAACCTAGATCTCCAGTCACTGGACAGTTATGGTATGATACCAGCGAAAATAGGATTAAAGTTTATAGTTCAGGAAGATTTAAGCCAGTTGGATCTCCTACTGTTAGCACACAGGAACCTACAAATCCAAATGTAGGTGATTTATGGATTGACACAGCCGCCGGCGTTTTAAAGTGGTTCGACGGCGGACTGTTTATACCTGCAGGTAAAGATTATTCTGATATTACAGGAAAAGAAGGCTGGTTCGCTGAAACGATCCCGGACGAATTTAACACCGAACAACCTGTAAGTATTTTTTATTCTAATAATACACCGTGGGCAGTAATGTCCACTTCGACTTTTAATACAAACCCGTTTGTTCCTTATTTTGGAACAACTACAATTCGACCTGGATTAATTTTAGATCCGTCGGTTGGTGCTAAGTTTTACGGAACTGCTACAAGTGCTGAAACTGTTGCAGGGTTTGATCCTAGCAACATATGGACATTAAACACTTATACAGAAACTACAGGCGAGATGTGGATCCGTAATAATGCGGGATTACAAATTGGAGAAACTGCTCCATTTAGATTCTATATCGACACAACAACTAACCCTGATACTAGTGTTATTGCTTCCGCGGATGCAATTCTCAATCCGTTAGAAATTAGATACAATTCTGCATCAACCGGTACACAAGGTGTTGCATTCCATGTAAACCCGGTTTCAGAAAGAATCGGAATATTTACAAACATGCCAATGGCGGACTTCGATGTTAATGGCGATGTAATTATTCGAGGTAATGTTACAGTACAGGGAACTTCAACGATATTAGAAACAGAAGTGTTACATGTTGAGGATCCAATTATTGAGTTAGCAACTGGTCAGACTACTGCTACTGACAATGCGTTAATAAACGGTGGCGGCTTAATAATTCATGGCGATAGCGATTACTCTTGGTTAGTTAATGTGAGTAGCGGTGGGGTCCCATTTAATAGAGCTTGGGAACCATCTTTAAACATTAACTTGCCTAATAATGCATTATCATACAAAATTTCAAACTTCTCAGTAATGGAAGCCGATCCAGATAGGCCTGGATATTTTAGATTGGGGTCTTTTGTTACGGCTGCTCCCGGCTTGGTTAATTTGCCTGTGCTGAATAGATTAACCGTCACAAATGTTATAATCACTGATAACAGAATCACAACAACTCCATTTCCAGTAACTGATCTTTCAATTACCCCGAGTAGCGGGAAAATTGATTTAGGTACTTCTACTAAGATTGTTAATATGGCAGAGACAGTCGACTTAGACACTAGAGAAACTGCTGTCTCGAAAGGTTATTTTGAGGACAAGTTAGCACTAGCATTAGGTGGATTCGTTGGTAGAAAGCCTTATACTTTAAGTCTTGATATTACTGATTTTATTAATATTAATTCACAAATTATTGAATACCTAAATCTAACAATACCGGTTGATGGATTCGAAGATCCGTATTATGCTCAACCAGACGGATCTCGTTGTTCGGTTGTTTGCACTAGGTATGTTGCTACTACCGCTACATATTATATTGACAGTCTTAACACTTCTACTGAGAGACAAGTAATTACCTATGTTCCAGAGGTTAACGGAACCTATACAAATACATTAACAGTAGTTACAGATTTTGAATTAGCTGGTAGTATTACAATTTCTACACCGATGCCTATCATTCAGAGAACTATTAAATTGTTCCAAGTGATTTCAGGAGCATGGACTTTTGTTAGAGATGTTGATAATGAGTATCTAAGATCTACAGATTCGATCTATATTGCAGACATTGATAGAGCAGTAGTTGTTCCTACAATTTCTCCAATATCTACTTCCTTATCAATGATTTCTCTCGCTACATTGGACGGAGTTAAGAAAGGTCATATTGTAACAGGTACTTCGATTAGTACATTGACTCAAGTTGTGTCATTGAGTACTAATACAACTGAAATTGAAATATATCCCCCATTAACTAGTGCATTAGGTGCAGGTGAAAACTTGTCGTTCTTATATGCACCGGGTGGTATGATTTATATAAGTGGAAATGGCCCTGCAACATTAAACACAGGAACTTCAGTTACAATTCAAGATAGAGAAACACAATTGAATATTTTAACAGGTACATTAGTAGATAATCAGAATACTACATCGTACTTGAATACCGTAACAATTGCAGTAGCATTAGAATCAGTTACAGTAGGTTCCACCGGAACATATTCGAATTGGTTGATTTCGTTAGGAGGGGCGTAAATGCCTTATAATTTAAGAAATTTTGATGGTCGTGCATTTACAACTATCGCTGACGGCGTAGTCGATCAACAGGTATCGTCTAGTCTAAACTTAGTTGGTAAGGATGTTGTAAGTTACGGTACTTTTCAAAATGACAACTTTTTATGGTTGTTAGAAAATTTTGCCGGAAAAATTGAACCGGTTAATAAAATTCAAGGGCAAATTTGGTTTGATAAAAACGACAATGTAATGCGCCCTAAAATTTATGATGGCGATCGTTGGAAAACTTTTGCTCTAAGTTCAGTACAGTCGGCTACTCCTGAGAGCCCGTTACTAGGTGATCTGTGGTTTAATTCAGAAACTGAACAGTTATTTGCAAAAGGTACATCCACTTTTGTTTTAATAGGGCCACAAAAATTAATCGGATACGGAAAGACAATTTGGGAATCTTCGCTAATACAAGATACTTCTTCGACTTATCATCCTAGTGTCATTGCGTATGTAAACAATAATATAGTTGGTGTTGTTTCTACAGAAACTTTTTCAGTTAAAACAACAGAACCAGTGTATGCAGCCGGCATAACTTCAATTGGAAAAGGAATTAATTTAACACCTGGCGGTCGAGTTCGCGGTGATTTCCAATACACTGAAGGGTACAACAATGAAACAATCTCAGGAGATTGGACATTTGAAACAGGTGTAAAGTTAGGTGCATATTCTGTAACACCGACTGCCGAAGATCTAACACTTGAGTTAAATGGTAAAAATTTAAAGGTTAACGCTTCGAATATATTACCTACCGGAGCAGCATCGTTAGGCAGTACAACAAATAAATTTACAAAGATTTTTGTAAACGAAATTAATGCAGGATCTTCGTTAACAGGCGTTAATCTCATTGGTCAATATTCTGTAAACAGTGGCAGTAAATTTTTTCCCGGAGCTGATAATACAATTCATCTAGGAGCAGCAAACGCTCGATGGTCGTCAGTATTTACTTCCGCATTATCAGCTGGTGGAAGCTCAAGCCAAGGTCAGCTAGTAGGGGAGTGGCATTTAGAAGCTAGCAGTGTTCTAGATGTAACTGCTGGAGTTTTTAAAGCTGATGTAATTTCGGCTGGTACTAGTTCTTCTCCGGGATCATTAACCGGTAATTGGAGTCTACAGTCAGGCAGTACATTAAATGTCGTGGCAGGAACCTTTAATGCTGATTCGATAACAAATGCTACCGGTGCATTAGATATAAATGTATTAGATGTTGATAGTTTAAAAGTTAATAATAATGTAGTACTTAATGCTGCTAATTATAATAACTATTCTCCAACTAAGACAGGCGTAGGTGCATCGGGTAATTGGAATATTAATATTACTGGAGATGCTAACACATTAGATGGTAAAGATTCGACTTATTTTGCCCCGACAAATTCTCCTGCACTAACAGGAGTTCCAACAGTTCCGACAGCACCGGCAGGAACAAATACTGCTCAAATTGCTAGCACTGCGTTTGTACAAACTGCATTAACTTCGGCATTGCCTCGCGGTGCAGTAATTATGTGGTACGGTTCTACTTCAACAATTCCTACTGGTTGGGCTCTATGTGATGGAAGTAATGTTAACGGTTACCTAACACCTGACTTGCGTGATCGATTCATAGTTGGTGCAGGTTCCGGTTACGGATTAGGTGCAACTGGCGGTGCTGCAACTGTAACACTAAACAACGATCAAGTTCCTGCACATGCTCATAGCGGTTCGACTGACACACAATCTTCTAATCACACACACAATTTTTCAGGAGTGACTTCCACAATAGGCGATCACACTCACCAACAAAACGGTGTACCTGGACAGAAGACTCCAGATGGAAGAGTTGTTGTTGCAGCAAATTACGGAAGTGTTGTTGAACCATTATTTTACGGAACAAATGGTGCAGGTGCGCACAACCATTCCTTTAGCGGAACGACTGACGGGATCAGCCAATCTCACGCACACCAATTTACAACTAATTCAGTAGGAGGTAATCAAGCACACGAAAACCGTCCTCCGTTCTTTGCTTTATTTTATATTATCAAGGTCGTTTAAGGATAACAAATGTCATACAATATTAACAAAACTAACGGATTAAAATTAACAACGGTCGATGACGGTTCTGTTAATCTTACAGCTTGTGATCTTACTTTAATCGGAAAGAATTATGCCGGATATGGTCAAGCTGTTAATGAAAACCTTGTTAAACTATTAGAGAATTTTGCAAATAATACTCAACCTCCGCGACCTATAACCGGTCAGATTTGGTATGACACTTCGGCTAAGACAATAAAGTTTTATAACGGTTCTGAATTTAGGACACTGTCATCGTTAAAAAGCTCAGTAGGTGA